GTTTGCAATCATTAGCGAAATAAGGGAACACAAGTCCTTCGGCAACCATTCTTTCCCCTAGAATATCTCGCTTGTACCATACTGAATTCATGTCATATTTGTTTTTTATTTCTTCGATTCTTTCTTGGCTCATTGTAGCATTGTCAAAAATATTGAAGTGCTCATATCTGTACCAATCTAACCCCATGAATTTATCTATGTAATTCTTATAAATGTCTGCGTTTGGGTTTGATGGGTTTAAATCCCATAATGTAAATGGATGTACGCTTGCAATCTGTCTTGCCATAGCTACCTTGATAAAGCTTGTTCTAGAATCATCACAATCGTAATGCTCATTTATTTCGGTCGCTATCCATCCACCATATGAGTTACCTAATATGCTCTTATATGAATCGGACTTCCCACCACCTGTAAATATAACAATCTTTTCGCCTGTCTTTGTTTGGACAAATAACGCTTCGTTTGATTTGTATTTACCCCAACGACACCGTCCACGAAAGATATGCTCTAATCCGAAACCATTGCAATCACCTATATTTAATTTCGCATTTGGTAAGCTTGACCCACTCGCTAAATGTATTTTATCTTCACATGTTTCCAAATACATTGAAAAGATTATGCAGTGGTCAATCGTTTTGCCACTTCGTACAGCACCTTCTGCTACACTTTGTTTGTAATTTAGGGCGGTCTTAATATAGTTCTTATGTTTATCTGAAAATTTCCCCCACGGAATCGTTCTAGTCATCATTTTAATAAATCTGCCAAAGGTGTTAAGTCCTCAATCTCATGTGTCATTGTTTGTTCAACCTTTTCAGACTGTCCAAGCATTTGTTTACCTAACCAAATAAGCATGGTCGTATTCCCTTTTGAAGCTTTGTCAAATTGCATACGTCTTAAACTTCTTTTTGAGTGGCTTATACCTCTTTTATATGTCTGACAAAACTTTTGATTTCTTAATAATGTTCTTACTGAACATCCTAGAAAATCTGCAATTTCTTCTTGAGTACATCCAATAGAAGCAAGCTTTTCAACTGCTTCATAATCAATATTTACTCTTGGACGTCCTCCTGCGTGTTTCTCTGCTATTTTAATACCCCCTATAACAATCATATTGATTCAACTGCTTTTTAAGCCTTTGTAATCTTTTTCTTAAATCTCTTTTTCTGTATTCTGATGTCGTGTTTTCTAATTCTTCTTCAACGCTTTTCATTTGGCGTAAATGTTCTTCTCTAGACATGTCTTGCTTCTTCTGTTTCAAGTTCTGTAATCTCCTCTGTTCTTTTTAAGAATGTTACTGAATTATCATATTCGTAAATGATGTCATTGTTTTCATCAAATCCTACAGGCTTTAAGACTTTTTCAAAAATCTTATAAGGCGATTGTCCTGCTTTTGGTGAATTCCATAAATAATGCAAATAATCTTTCATTGTCATTCCTGCATATTTTGCTCTAGTTTCTGATGTATTTGTATTAAAGCCAATCGCTTTATTGCGCTCGAAGTCTAAGAAATACATATCCTTTTCAATATCTTTCCAATGTACTCTTCCATGTTTCTTTGCAATTTGTAAAGCTCCACTAAAATTTCCTCTTGAGTAATCCCAATTCTTGTCTAATGCGCAACAACAACAGTTGTTTGAACATTCTTTAAAGTGTGCGTCTGATACATAGAACCGCATACCTAATTCATCACATAGCTCTTTCATCTTTTGAATGTATTTAGCCTTTACTTTTCTGTTAAGTCTTAAATATCCACTTCCATTTGAATGTTTTCTATAGAAATCTACAATATCAAATCCTGCACATTCACTAATCACATCATAATGCTCCTTAGCTTGTTTAATAGAGCGCATTTCTAAGCAAAAGAACTCTGTAGTAACCGCAGTAGCTCCTGCCTTTTTGGCTTCTCTAATTAAATCTAGATAGGTTTTATCTGATACTCCTACAATAAATGGTCGCAACCTTAAAGTTGCACCACCTTTTGATAATTCAGTATATTTTTTCATTGCTTCAAGTCTTTTTCTTGGACTTGGTACACCTACTTCGATTTTTCTTGCGTCCTCTTCATCTAGTGTGATAATACTAAACTTAACATTCCAATTGTCTGCACCTTTGAATAATTCTTGATATTTAGGGTCGTTAAATACCCATGCCGATTTCGTACTAAAACAGATAGGATAGTTAATAGATTTCATATACTTGAGCATTTCATAGGTTTTACCATATTTCTTTTCATATCCGTCGAATTGGTCTGATAATCCACCATATTGAATAGGGCGTCTGTCTTTAATGTATTTATAGAATTGTGATTTTGTATCTTCTCCACTGAAAATCTTTTTGCATTTCTCAACATTGATACATTTCACATCTTTATTAAGATATGCTTCTTTACTTGCACCAATGCCTCTTTGATATTGGCTAAAACAATAAACACATCCAAATGAACAGTTGGAATATGTATCAAATGTTACTGGTAATGAGCAATCTGCGATTTCTCCTGTCCATCTTGGTGATTGATAAGTCTCACTAATTTTATTCACCTTATATCCTCCATTTTCTTTTAATAATTAAGCTATTGCACAATAGATGTTATTCATGCATTAATTCCTTGATGTCGTAGCATACTTTTAATTCAGTTACCTGTAAAAGTTTCTCTAAGAATAGTTGTTCTTCCTCTGTTTCATATGTAATGATTACACGTTGCTTTTTTAGCATTTCTTCTGAATGTTCGCTAAATGCGTCAATAAGCTCGTTGTCATATCCTTCTACTTCCATGTCCTCAGTTAATGCGCTAATCTCAAAATCACCGAATCCGAAATCTCTCATGTCGATTCCGTCAATTTCTTCTAGCTCTTCCATTTCTGTTTTTAATGCGTCTAAATCCCACGAAGCTTTTTCTGCCGTTTTATTATCTGCAATTCTAAATGCTTTTACTTGCTCATCTGTTAAATCATCTGCAACCACGCAAGGAACAGTTTCTAAGCCTAATTCTTGACTAGCTTTATATCGTGTATGACCTGCAACAATCACTCCATCTTTATCAATAACAATAGGGACTTTGAAACCGAATTCCTCAATAGAGTTTTTAACAAATTTCACTGCTCCATCATTGATTCTAGGGTTATTCTCATAAGGCTTTAGCTCATTTAATCTTTTTTCAACAATATTCATTATTTTCCCTCCTTTTAAACTCATAGAGCGTCATTTACATTTAGACAAGTATTTGTATTCTTGATGTATTCATCAACGTATAATTCCTTTTTATCGCCGTTATACGTTACTTCATAGTAATTGTCTGTGCTCATAGCACTAATTAATGCTTTATTGTTTTGAAGCACTCTAACCATCCATACAACGAACATTTCACTGATTGCAATATTTGGGTTTACTTGAAATACTGCTTTCATTGCTAATTCTTGAAATTCTTTTGAACCCATATTCTCCTCCTTATTATTAAAAGAACCGAGACAAATGCTCGGTAATATATTCAAAGTCTATCGATATGCCATTGTTGGTATTTAATATCTAATTTGGGAAGGACTTACTGATAAACTTTGTAAACATGGTTGCAGGAGAAGGATTTGCACCATTCGACCTTCGGCTAATAAGACCGACGAGCTACTACTGCTCTATCCTGCTAAAACAATTATTACATGAAAAAATGCTCACATTGTGAGCACTTTCTTTAAGTTTTTATTTATTTTTCGTGGAATTTCTTCTCTTGCATAACCTACAATATTAGATGTCTTTTCTGCACTGAATCCCTTTATATATCTATACTCAATCATGGCTCGAGTCGTATCATCAAGTTGGCTTAATTTGTCTTTTACATAATTCATTCTTCTTGCATAATCTGCATGAGCTAAGAATAGCTCGGCCTTTAATGGATAAATAGCTTCATCTCTTTGTAGCTCTGCTATCTTTTGTTCATAGTATGTATAAGATTGACATTCGCATAGAAAATGCTTTTTAACTTCTTCATATGTACTCATGACGTATACATCCTCATTAATCTATTTTCTAATTCGCCAACTTTATTTTTTAATCTATTAATCTCTTGTACTTGATTATGAATTGTTGCATTTCTTTCTTTTAAAGTCTGCTCCAATTCAATATTCTTCCTTCCTAGTCTATTGTTTTTAGAAATTAACTTTTTAATCCTTTCTTCATAATTCATTTCTATTAATATTCCCCCTCTAGAACGGTAAATCATCTGAAGCAATATTTAATCCGCTTTCAGTATATTCTTGTTGTGCAATTTGTTGAGTTAAGCTCGGTTGTGTATATGTGTTTTGAACGCCGTAAGCGTTGTTATTTGCTTGGTTTGGATATTGATATGCATTTACATTAGAACTGAAATTTTGCCCATTAGAAACGTTTTTAGGCGGTAATTGCACGTTGCTAGCGACAATTTCAGTGATATAAATTCTTTGCCCTTGTTGGTTATCATAATTTCTAACGCTAATTCTTCCTTCAACTGTAACTAAATCACCTTTCTTGCAATACATATTCACAATATCTGCTAATTTATTCCATGCTACACAATTAATAAAATCTGTAGTGTTATTATATCCATTTACTGCTACCGTAAATTTTGCTACGCTATTTCCATTTTGTGTTTTTGATAGTTCAACATCTTTAGTTAAGTGCCCTGCTATTACTGCTACATTAATCATTTTCTTTCTCCTCTACAATCTTTCTCCCACAATTTGGACAATACTTAGGTCTGTAATCGTAAAAGAACCTTTCTCCATCATCTTCATCAATTTCAATTTGTTGATACTCACTCAATACAATTCCACAATTAGAACATTCAAATTCATCAATTGAATCAAATTCTGATAAATTAGTACAAGTCTTTTCATCTAGCCATCCTAATTCCTCTGCTTGCTTGTCAATAGCTTTTAATAAAGCGTTATTTATCGTATAAGCTTCATGGTCATCATACAATTCAACTTCTTTTTCTGTTAAATCAAATGTGATTTCAAAACAATGAAATGTTCCTTTTAGTGCTTTGGTATATATTAATTTTTTTGAATCTAATTTTCTTGTAAATTCTAGCTTTTCAAATATTCCACTAGCAGTCATTTCTTCGTGTTTTGAATCTGCTTTATTAGCTAAATCTCTTAACAAGTCCATAAATTTAGACATTTCTTCCATAGTCGGCTTATATCCATCTTCTCTTTCTTCTCCACACATTAAGTGTAGTAATGTATCTACTACTTTAATAGCTTTTTGATATTTATTCATTTCATCACCCTTAATCTTCTTCTATATCGCATTTATCAATAGAGTTGATATTCATTTCGTCATCCACTAATTCAACATCATCATAATCATAATTTTTAATTTTTCTTAGCGCTTCTTCTTTAGAACTTGCTTCTACAGTTCCAACATAAGTACATTCTCCATGTGCATAAAATTTATAATTCATACGCTTTTATCTCCTTTTTTAATTCGTCAATAGCTTCTTTAACTTGCTTCAAGTCTAAATCTACATTGGCTACTAAATCTGCCATACGATTGTTAGAATAGCTCTGTAAAGCCGATTCTAGCGTTGTATGGTATGAGATAGGCTTTTGTACGTCTATCTCATTCCCTTCTTTATCCTTACCTTTTCCGAACGTTACAAGGGCAAATGAACCACCGCTAGAAGTGATTGCATAATTATTTTGTAATCTAATCATTTTCTTTCTCCTTCATAAACACTGTCCATCGTGTTTTTCCTCTCTTGTCACCAAATAAAGGCTTATAATCAATAGCTTTTAAAATTTCGCCAAATTTAATTTGCTCATCGTTCCATTTAAAAATAAGAACTCCACAATCTTCTAATACTCGCATGCATTCTTGAAACCCTTGCTTAATATCTTTTTTCCAAGTATTGATATCTAACACACCGTATTTTTTGGCCAACCAAGAATTTTCTCCTGCATGAATCAAATGTGGTGGGTCAAATACAACTAATTTGAATGTGTTATCGTCAAATGGAATATTTCTGAAATCGCCTATTACATCAGGATTTACAGATAATGTCCTTCCATCACATAACGTATCTTCTAATACTCGATTATCCATAAAAACTGTGTTCTTATTACTTTTGTCAAACCAAAACATTCTAGAACCACAGCATGCATCAAGAATATATTTATCGTTATGCAGCTCCTTTTTATTCTTCATCCTCTGTATCCTCACATTCTTGTTCTAAGCTATCTAAATCAATGTGTTGGCCACACTTCGGACAATACTCATATTCGTCATAATCGATTTCATATCTAGTGCCACACCGAGGACAAATCCATGTATCATACACAAGTTCTCCTTTGTAATATCCATCACCTTCAATATCAGGTGTTGTTGCCGTTTCTTTTTCGACCAGACCATATAAAGTATCAAGTAACTCGTGATAATAGTCTGCGCCACGCACTTCCAATTGTTCAATTTGTTCAACATCAGGAGAATCTAGAGTTAACAGTTTATCGAACGCATATTGGTATTCATTCATTTTCTTTCTCTCCTATTTTTTGAATTCCAGTATGCCAGCAATAATACCAATAATGATAAGTACAATTTCAATGATCCCTGGAAGTAACACCAACCGCCAAGACCATGTGATTACATTAATTAATTTCAAAACAATAAAAACAATTGTAAGTATTCCTAAAATTCCCATTTTTATTTCTCCTTTTCATCTAAATGCTTTTCTATATGATCTTCTAAATCTTTTTCTGTCATACATCCACCTCATCATCTGAATCCTTCTTTAATTAAACTCTTTACGAGCTTTTCATATTCATCCTTAGACAAACATTTGAATTGATTGCAAAACACCATTGAATAATTATATTTGTTATTGATTTCTTGGAATTCTTCAAACGTCAGTTCAACATCCTCATTTTGTGGCATTTGAAATACAGAATTGTTTGAATGTTCTAAGCTATTTTGAATCTTATCTAAAACATTTAAAGCTTTTTTGTGACTTGAATAAACACCTAGTTCAGTGCTACTTCTGTCAACATATCCGTATACGGTATACGTATCTTCACCAATATTAGGAAGAACCTCAAATTCACTAACATTCACCAATACTTCTTTATTCTGACTTCTAATCCACATACTTATTTCTCCTTTTTTGTAAGTAATTGCATATTGATTTCTGTTAACTCTTGAATTCTCTTTTTCGTTACTGAATCCATATACATTTCTAAATCAATCGAATTAAAATAATCATCCATATTGCTTAATCCGTATGTTGCTTGCTCTTCTTCGGTAAATGTTAAATTGTCTTGATTGTGTCCTTGTTCATCTAATACAAATTCATAATCGTAATTTCCTTCTGTAGTTCCACCATTTTGTAAGTTTAAATATTGAATGTTTCCATTCTCATCTAAATACAATCTGTCGTGTTGGTCAGTTCCTACAATGTGGATATATCCTGTTTCTTTGTCCTTTACGTAAATAAGGATTGCTTTTAAATAGTTTGGATTGTACATCTCAATACCCACTTTCTAGTCTTTGATAATTCACTTTGTTCTTGTCACAATAAGCGTCATATACTTGTTCAATCGTGAAGCCTAAGTATTCTGTGATTGCGATTAATGGTTCTACTTTCCACAACGAAAAACTTGATAATTCCGCTAATTTGATAACAATACCGCTTCCATATTCTTCGATTGACCACCGGTTATCGTCAACCTTTTCCATTAATTGCTCATCAGTTAACAATCCTTCTTCACCACCATTAAAGTTGTTTTGCCAACTTAGCACAAAATGCCAAATATCAACTAACTCGCCTAAAACCTTTTCTTTATCAACAGGTGCTTGCGTTTTCTTCCACCAACACCAGTTGGCTTTGAGTTCGTGAGTCAACTCACCGACTTCATCTAGGATTGCAAAGCTCAACTTCTCTTCATCAATCTCTTTTAATCCGTATTCCTTCATAATTGCTTCATCTAGCTTTGCTTGCATTTTTAGCATTTCTTTGATTAATTCAACATCTTTTTTTGTCATATTTACCTCTTCTTTTACATTTATTTCGTCTCATAGAAATCTGAATAATCACTTGATTTTAATTTCTTTTCTAGTTCATGTTTCTGATGTTCTAGTGTTCTGATTCTTCGCCTGTATTCTTCATATTTGAAAATACATTTAGTCGCCTTGTCTTGTTCTTCTTGAATCTTTTTTCCAACTAATAGGCTATATAGAAGAAGTGTTGCACCACTTCCACATATAGCTCCACAAATCCAATTAATCATTTAATCACCTTTCTATGCTCCTAATATTTCCCTTCTAACTCTTTCCATTTCCTTATGTACATCTGCATACGATTGATTGTTTTCTTGTACATAGAATTTAGAATCAAGTTTTACAGGCTTGTTCTTATTTCTTTTAGCCCATTCATCATGTACCCATTTTTGAATCACAAGTGAATGGTTTTTGTATTTCTTTCCACTCGTTTCAATGTACTCATCTAATATCTTTATATGCTCATCTAATGAGTTACCATATAAATCTAATAGGTGTGTGTGTTCTTTATCAGTTAATAGAACGTGTTGAAATTCTCCGTATTTATGTTTACTTTGTGTATTAGTATTTAATTTATTAGTATTTGGTTTATTAGTATCTTTATAAGTGTAGGGGTTTTCAAGTACTTGAGTTTCAACACCTTGCTTTTCAATGCCTTGATTTTCAAGGGGTTGAAAATCCACCTCTTGAGGATTCTCGAAGAATATATATTGATATTGAATTCTATTACTATTTTCATTAGGATATATCTTCTCTACTCTTAAATATCCGTTCTTTTTTAATTCCTTAATTGCACTTTCAACTGAATCTTTCCCATCTTTTACAATTCCAACTAATCCATTTACTGTATAATGCCAATCTTCCGGTAAACCAAGAACAACACTTAACAAGCCTATTGCTTTTAGTGATAAGCGTTTATCTTTTAAATGTGTATTGCTCATCACTGTATAGTTTTTGTTCTTAATAATTCTAATTACTGCTATTTTGCTCACCCCCACCAAGCACTACTAATTGCTTTAGGATTTCATCAATGATTTTATCCGTGTATTCGATATAGCATTTTAATTGCACATCATTGAAATGTCTGCCATCTCCTTCTAATGCCATATATATTGCTATCAATCTTTCTTTGTTCAATCCGTCTTTTGTATAGCTTATATATTCATTTAAACCATTACATCCTGTTAATCTGTAAATAAACATTTCGGTAATATCATGAACTGTACACGCTTCATTAAATACATCCTTTGAATTTGTATCTCCTATGCTTCTTTCTGCAATTTGATAAAACAAATTGAATTCATCAAAGTAAATTTGCTTTGCTACGTTTACTGCCATTTCTTGCTCTCTCATAAAATCTCTACCTCTATTCTTGGATTCACTTTATCCGTAAACACTGAATGATTCACTTGATTAATGTATTTCCTTGAATCATCCTCTAAAATTCCTGTTCTAACTAATGAATCTTGAATGAATTTAGTTGCAAATGTTACGTTATCAACATCACGCCTTGAATTCGGTTCATACCAATTGATATTTAATTTAATTGGGTAGTTCTTAACTTCGTAAATTTCACCAAAGTTTACTGCCTGTAAGATATAAGCCATAACTAATCGCTCATTCTTTTTCTTCATTTCTGCGCCTTTGTAGCGGTTCGTTCTGCAAGCATTAATATATTCATTCAATCCATCTAGTTTTCCTTTAATTACAAATTTTATTTTCTTCCACCTTGATTCCTTTATCTAAATAATATTGAGTACTGATTCCTAATTGTTCTGCATAATCTAATATGCAATCAATTAAGACTCCCATTTGCTTTGTGTCCATTTGTGAGCTACCTAGAAACAATCTGCAATTTACAAATTCGTTTCCATTGTCTCTTATCTCAGTACCTAATATTTGCACCGCTCTAACTCCATGTGCTTGAGCCAACGAATCAACACCATCTTTCAAAACTGAAACATATGTATATAATGCTTTAGCCATTCTCAAAAACTCGCAATACATATCCCATGTATCGTTGTAGCTAGCGTTTTCGTTTTCGCTTATTTCCTTGATTAATGCCCACATAAGCCGATTCTGATTATTCGTACGTAAATGTTTAACCGAATCTATAATCACGCTATATGCCCCTTTTTCGAGGGTCTGAGCGTATGATTCGTATATTGGCTCAGTTAATTCAAATGTTATTTCTAGGTTTCCATCTTCATTTCTTGATTTTCGAATGAAATTTCCTATTAACTTTGTTTTCAAAATGGAATGCGCTCCATTTCCTCAAATTTTTGAAGTCTGAAAAGTTCTTTCTGTTCTTCCGTAATCCCTAGCTCTTTCATTCTATTAACATCCGTCCAAGAGTCTTGATATGGATTGAAATTCTCATCCATGATGTAATTTTCTAAATCCTCAATCCTTTTAGCTTGTGAATAATAAATATCACGAGGATACGATTCTTCATTTTTAATAACATTGTATGAATACATATTTACCTCCTATAAATAGTTCTTATGAAATATCTTCATAAATTCATTTCTTGTGTGTACTTCTTCAAATGCCCGTTGGCATTCCTTTTTAAGCTTCATGTCTAATTTGTGATTGAAATGTACTCCTTCGCCACTCATGTTATGGTGCTTTGCACACAATCTTACATAGCAACCATGCTCAATTGATTTTTTTCTATTTGCAGTGCCAAAATATATTTCATGTGTATGTAAATCTAAAGTTGAACCACATACATAACATTTAGACATGTCTTTTTGTAAAATTGACTTATCTCGTTTTATTTCCAAGTTACCTTTACACTAGATTTAACTTGTGTTTCCTTTGCTAATTGGTGCATAAGACCTAATTCGTTCACTAATTTTGTATCAATAGTTGTTCTTGTGTATGGTTCTACATATGCAATTTTCACAACATCATTTTCAAATGATTTGATACCGTTCTTTTCCATAGCTTCTAAGATATTTTTCTTAATATCTTTTTCTAATTTGTCCATTTCCTTTTTGTATTCTTGAAATGATTTCAATTTACTTAATGCTTCCTGTTGAATTTCAATTTGTCCATTTGTTACGTTTACTAATTCCATTTTTATTTCCTCCTTATGCTTTCGCATTTTCTTTGTAAATAGCTCCGTACGCCTTAATTAATCCCACTAGACCGTTTCCATTTAGATTAGGAATATCTTGTGAACTGATTTTATATTCGGCTTTTAAATGCTCACAAAACGCTTCTGAATGTGTATCAATTCCTAGCTTCTGTAATTCATTCTGTGCTTTAAAGCACCTCATACGAATTTCATCTAACTTGCTATTATTTTCTGATTTTTGTTGCTTTGTTTGTGCATTTTGAATGACTTCATGTTGCTCGTCTGTATCTGCGTCTTTTGTATCATCCAAGTTAAATAAACCATTTAACGCATATTTTCTAGCGTATGAACTGCATGAACCTGTAACTTGTGAAGCGTCCATTCCTTTTTTATTTTCTTCTTCTCTAGCCATTGCCTTAACTTCAATTGATTCATTTGAATCCCAATCGTTTAAGATTGCATTTGCAACAACATAATATCTATCTTTAATGACTTCAATTTCATCTGTAAGAATCAAAGTTGCTCTATACTTAACACAAATCTTTTTTGCTTCTGCTAAGATATCCTCTGCCGACCTATAACTATATTTACCAAACTTGTTATATTGATTCTTCCCCACTTTCATTTCGTTTTGTATATGAGATAGCTTTTCATATACATTCATTTTCTTTTCTTCCATCTTCCGTTTCTCCTTTTAATCTGCTATAATGTATGTGTTCTTATATTAAGAACGTCATTTCTTGTGTGCGTACTTTTTGTCGGGTGCGCACCTCTTTTTTTATTGAAATAACATTGCATACGCTTTACCAAAACATGAAATAGTCATTAATAGAATCATAATTGTTGCGAATAACAGAATATTCACACAAGTTGTGATTCTTTTTTGATACGTCATTTCTCTGCGTATCTCTTTTTCTTCCTTGCTTAAATGTATTCGTTTTGGATTAAATGGATAAATGTTCAATTCCATTTCTTCATCTTGAATACTGTTCATTCTTATATCTTCCATTTTTTATCTCCTAAAGCTTTTTTTGAACTCAGGAGCACACTTCAAGAATGTTTCTGTAGGAATCACCTTCTGATGAATATTTCTTTGTGTAAACGAATCTTCCCATTCAGTTCCTGTTTCTTTTTTGTAAGCTTCTTTTACTGCCTTCATAATACTGTAGCAGTAGTTTTTTTTCGTTTGTGGCTTGTATCTATCTAAGTCATAAAGAGCGATTATATCGTCTTTATTTAGAAGTGCTTTATACTCAATAATCACTTGCATACACCTCCATTCTTGATTCACAAGTGTTAATTTCATTTACCTCTTGTAAATCTCTTACGTTTAATTGATTTGCGATTTCCTGCGCTTCTAATTCGTCATGTGCTTCAACTTCGAACGTAACATTTGCAGTTACGTCGAAGGTTACGAAATATGTTCTAGTCATGCTTCTCACCTCTTTTCGATTCATCTAAGATACAAGCGATATACCCTTGATAAAATTCTGAAAGCTCGTAGCCTTTCTTTTGTAATTCGCTTAAGGCTTCAAAAATTCTCTTGTCTAGTATTGTTTCACCTCCATGACCTGTCATCATCAGTGCTAGTAGGTCATCTCTAGCAGACTAGCCTATTGGCTAGTTTCGACTAATTGAATATTTCTAGTTTTTCTATATCTTCTTTTCTTACTGCGTGTGATGTTCTTCTGTCATCTTCTAAAAAGTTGTATTCATCTTGAACACCCCATGCATATCCGTTACGCAATCTGCTAATTTCTACAATATTTTTAAATCTTTCTACTCGCCCATCTTTTAAATAAACATATACAGTGTGCTTTTCACCTTTTGGTGTCTGATAAATTAACATTTCTTGTTCCTCCTCTTAATTAATTAATGGTTCTGCATTTTGATTGATTCGCTCAACTTGATTCAATTTAAATAAGTAAGCTTTTGCTAAGAAGAAATTGTTTTCAACTTTTTCTTCACCATTTGTGTCTGTGTATTTTTTTTGTTTAGGTTTCCAAAGTTTTGTGCAAACTGTAGCATGCTCACCTTTCTTAACTTTGAATCCCATTTCTTTCCATTTTTGGAATGTGTGGAGAGGTTCAAACTCTCCCATTCCTAGTACCTTTTTTTCGTTTTGGATAATTTCTTCGTTTGTCATTTCTTGTGTCCTCCTTATTGATTAGCTTTTAATCTTTCTATTTCTTCTCTAAGCATTTGATTTTGCTTTTGAAGAATAATCTTTCTTGTAAATTCATTACTGAATTTATTGAACATTTTGTCTTTATATTCTTGTTGTCTTTTTCTAATTTCTTCTTGTGATTTCATTTCTTGCATCCTCCGTTTAGTACTCATTTGTACTTTACGAGTACATTATAGTACTTTTGAATGACATTGTAAAGTGTTTTTTGTCCTTTTAATTTACAAGTTTATTCTTTGTGATATTATGAATATAGAGGAGGTAAAAAATTTGACTATAGGTGAAAGAATAAATGCTATTAGGTCTAGCTTGAACCTAAGCATGGAGAAATTTGGAAAGAAGATTGGTATAACTCGCAGTAGTGTCAATTCACTCGAAAAAGGTGTAAACAATCCTAGTGACCAAACTATCAAATTAATTTGTAAAGAATATAATGTTGATTACTTTTGGTTAACTGAGGGTAAAGGCAATATGTTTCTAGAATTGCCGGATAACACTATTGACGAACTAATAGAAGAATACCAAATCAATCCAAATCAAAAGCCACTTATCAAGGCTTACTTAAAATCAAGTGAAGAAACAAAGGAAAGGTTATTAGATTTCATTTATGGAATTATTAAGGAATTAGACAATGCGGAACAAAACTAAAACACCACCTATTCAAAAAGGTGGTAGTAAGAAAAAAAAGATATTATTATGGTGTGCAATTATTATTGCCGTTTTTTATGCAATTATTGCTATTGCTCCTAGTGAGCCTCAAAAGAAGTTAACATATACAGAAGAAATTGCGGAAAATTGGGAAGTATCGGAAAAAGAAGTAAAATCTATTGTATCCGTTGCGAAAGAACTAGGAATAAAAAAATCAAAACTTCATATCACTCATTTAGATGAGGATTCTTGTACAATTAAATATATAGACACTGATATTACATTTAATATTAAAGGTGATACTGTAAGCACTGTTAAAAAGGATGAAACAGTATTCTATGAAAATGGTTCAGTCGTTAGAATGCCTAATACAATTATTGTTACTCAAAAAGAAAAAGAACAATTATACGATTGGACTAAAATTGCAGTAAATCTTTTTATGAATCTTGAAAAATCATCAGATTTTGATTCTATTAAATCTTTTGAATTTGCAAAAAATGATAATATATATTTAATTAAAGGAGCTACATCTGTAGATGATAAAAGAGTAGAGTTCGTTGCTTCATGTGAATGGACAGGAAACGAAAATGACACTCCTACTTGGAAAGATATTCAATTGTTTCCTGTAAAATAAAAAAGAGCGAAATTAATCGCTCTTTTCATCTGTGGAATTTATCCAAATCCGTTGAGTATACTCATATACCTTTGCCACTTCTTTTTCTTCTAATTTTTCTAACATTCTATTAATTAATACATACATTTCATACTTCGTCACGTGGCTTCCCCCTTTCTTTATAGTTTTTTAATACCTCTAAGGTTATTACGAATATAACTATATTTCAAGGGTAATTTTTAGTGTTAAAATTTGTCTTTCTCCATAAATTGTACAATACCTTTATCTGCTTGTGGCAACCAATGAGCGTACACTGAGAGCACTGTATCAAGGTTATCACCTAATCTTTTCGCAATGTCATACACTGAGAAATTCACTGTTCCATTTGTAACCATGTTATTAATCATATAAGAAGCACATGAGTGCCGTAAATCGTGTATTCTTATAATAGGTATCTGCTCATTTTGTTGTAGCTTGATATTCGTTTTCTTGATAGTTTCGTTCATTTCTTTTCTAACTGAACTTCGATAAAAAGGTACTGTCATGCCAAATATATAGTCATTATCATTTGCGTTCATATTCTCTTTAAAAGCTTTATATTCATCAGATAGAAACTGTGGCATAGTGATTAATCTATAACTGTTGCTTGTCTTTGGCGTTGTTGCTTTTCTTAACGTGTCTGCCCATGTCTTTTGTATGTTGATGGTATTATTAATTAAATCAATATCTTTCCATTGTAGAGCCAATGTTTCGCCTATTCTCATACCCATGTAGAATTGATTCATAAACAATAAATGGTATACCGGTTTATCTTCATTTACTATAAATTTGTTGAATTGCTCTACTGTCCAATACATCATGTCTTTCTTTTTTTTATTTGGGTCTTTTTTTAAATCAATCTTATTACATGGATTCGCTTGAATATATCCTTGTCTTACTGCATAGTTAAGAACTGCTCTGAATTTCGTATAATAATTAAGTACTGAATCAAATGACATTGATTTCATTAATTTATTAATAACTTTTTCTATATTGCTTGCAGTGAGCTTTTTAATTTCGCATTCTCCTAACTCATCTTCCCATACTTTCAATATTGCTCTTTGTGTTAAGTATGTACTTTCCTTAATTCTCTTTTCCGAGTATACTTGATATTGATAAGACAATTCATTGAATGTGATAGTTGCGTTTGGTTCTTTTAAACTCTCTTTAAAGATAATCTCTGCTTTTATAGCGTCCTTCTTTTTTTCAAAACCACGCTTCTTATATTGCTTTGTCTTTCCATTCAATTTGTATGAACCATAATACATCCATTTTCCTGTTGCTTCATCTTTTTTGACTGCCATTTCTTGCACCTCTTTTTTATCATCATACACAAGAAAAAGGATAAAAAAAAGGCATAATTCATGAAAGAATATGCCAAAAATATGCCAATGTTCCTATATATGCTTTATATATAGGCTTTTATTTATTATATAAGAATCGGACAGATATATTCCACTATGTTATTGTAGTATTTTACAGTACTTTTGCGTACTCTATAATACTGTGATTTTCAATATAAAATATGCCAAAAAATATGCCAATAAAAAAGCGTACTTCATTTGTACGCTTATTTCATTCTTGATAAAATATATTCTTGACATACCTTATACTGCTTTCTATATTTTTCTAAAATCGCATCTGTGTTTTGGTCATGTTCATTCATTTTTTCAAATCTTCCTATTTTATTTGCAATAGAACCTAATTCAAATAACAGATATTCATTACTCATTCCAAATAATTCTAATCGATATTCATCTAAATACTCTTCTTTTTTCATTTCTTGTTCCTCCTAGTACCTAAGTACTTTTTACATATATAGTATAACATACACGTATATACGTGTAAAGAGTTTTTAAAGAAAACAGACTATTTTTTTTTAGTCTGCAAATCTTTTCTGATTAATTCTTTGATGTACCCCATTTTAGAATCAACCTCATCCAATTTCTTTATGATGTCTGCGTCCGTATTGTAACTTAAACGAACGCAAATCATCGTTGTATTATTCTTATTTGATTTATTGTTAGCTCTAATCTTTGCTTCTGAAGCCATATTATACCTCAAGAGCTTTCTTAATCGAATTTTCGAGCGCATTTGCGATTGCAATATCTTCATCAGAAGGTTCAGGCATTGTATATTCTCCAATGCACAATTCTTCGCAAATTTCACTTTCTCCGTAAAATCCGCCACCAAAACATTGCACATATGATAGCTTACAATCACCACCACTACAAATGTAGTAAGATGATTCATTTGAAGGATATACACATCCGATATATCCATCAAATTTTTCAATTGTTTTTTCTAAGCTTTCATCAGATTCATACTGATGCATTTGTTTATTCCATCTTAACATTTCTATTTCCTCCTTATATATTACTTAACTAACCAAACAACTAACAATGCAATTCCTAATACAATTACAATTACATCTAGAATCGTTTTTACTTTCTGTAGTCTTTCCATTTCTTGTCCTCCTTTTATGTGGTACAATGAAGTAAAGAGTAGGGAGTTAATTCCCTAAGCTCTTTATAATCGTTATTGCAAATGCGAGTATTTCAATAACGTTTTTAGCAATCTCTAAGTAGATGTTAACCGTCTCTGCTTTACGATTGCTTTTTTTATTTGTTTTCATATTTAACCTCCTAAAACAAATATTCCTTGTCTTTAACCCACATATATAGTATAACATACACGTATATACGTGTAAAGAGTTTTTTAAAGAAAAATAAAAAAAGCCCTGTATAAACAGAGCTACCATAGATTAACATCAAAATGAATATTAACCTCAAACCTATTCAATTATAACATATATAAAGAGCCTATGCATTACACATAGGCTTTAGTACTATTTAAATAGTTTCGACACCTTTTTTAATATTTTTAAAATCAAAGCAATAATCTGATTGATTCCATTTACATTAATTTTATCGTTTTTTGAATCATTACTTGAATCATCTTTTTTAATTTCTTCTTTTTTTGGATTTGACTTATAAAAATCAATATTGTGATATATTACATCCTTATCAATCGGATTTGATGTATATTGATACATCACTGCTTTATCTGATTGGTCCGATTGAATCGTTCCATCATTTGTACCCCAATTTGCAATCCATAAAGGATAGTCTGTATCAACATAAGTTCCAATCCAAGAAGTAGAGGTATAAACACCTGTGTAGTATCCTTTTTCTTTTAGAATATCGCAAAATATCTTGCATGAGTTGGTACATCTTTCTTTTGTTAATACACCATTTTTCTTTTTATATCCATCTGCATCTTCCATATCAAACCAAACGCCCATTTGAATATCTTTATCTTTAATTAAGTTTAGAATGTAATTTGCTTCTGCTTTTGCTTCATCATCATTTAGTGCATAATCATACACGTATACACCATAAGGAACATTTGCACTTTCACAAGCTTTTACAAAGCTCTCAAACTTCTCATCTGTGTTTTCGCCGTAACAAGCACGAATAATAATGAAATCATATTTTGATACATTTATATCTGTGTTGTGTTCTGAAACATCAACACCGTATCCTTTTACATTCTTTGTGTAATCAACTTTTTCAGCTGGCTTTTCTGTAGGTGTTGGAGTTGGCTTAGTTTCTTCTTTAATTTCTGAAAATGTTGCCCACAATTCTTTACCTTGAGTTTCTGAATTAGAAATAGCCATAAATTGAGTCTTATCTTTATTTACGACCCATCTATGCCCATTTGCGACAACTTTATAGTAATACTCAAATTGAAAGCCTGTATTTACACGTTTGATAACTGCTCCGTTTGGTGAGCTTTGTCTAATTGCTACTGCGTCAACTGTAAGTGTGGCTAATGCATGCTCTGATACCAATTTATTGACATCATATGTAGTGTTAGATGTTTGATTCACTAAACATTTAGGTCTAAATCCTGTATCGTATGTGGCACTGTATGGGAATTTACATAAATTAAATGCTCCTCCTACACCACCTTGATTTTGACCTAAAAACCAACCATATTTGCCGTCAATATCTGAATCAAAGATAGCAATATGCGAATATGGTGTAACATTTGGCACTTCTTTAAACACAACAATATCACCGGGTTTATATACAGATACTTCTATACTGTTTCTTAAAATACCATTTGTCTTTCTGTATATCCAAATATCTTTAGCGTATTTACTGACTGTACAACTAATTCTTGGGTATCCTAGTTTCTCGTACCAATACATTGCACCATCCCAACACTGTGAACCATAAGCTCCATCAATGTCAATTCTTTTGCCTAATACGGCGTTTTTAAAACTTTGATAATCTATTAAAAAAAATCCTCCTTATATGCCGATTATAGCACATAAAGAGGATATTTATCATTGATATACTGAAAACATTTCTCTTAACTTATCTCTTACCATTTCTCTTTCTTCTTGAAAGTCGCTAGACGTTTTCATTTCTTCTAAGATTCCATACATAGCACTAAGAAAGGCTTCTAATTCACGAATTGAATTTTGTTTATCAATTTCATTGTTATCTTTTCGATATTCTTTTTTAGCTTCTATGTATTTCCTAAAATGGCTATTCATCAATGCAATATTATCATCAATTTCCGTTCCTTCAATATCTGTATCATTTGTTTTTAATGCATTTATAGCAGTTCTTCCATCACTCATAGCTAGTATTGTATCAATGTCTTTGATATTGTCTAAAGCTTGGCTCATAACTTTAAAATCTAAATCATTGTATCCTTTTTCTAGTCCTCTCATTGCTTCGGTTAAGAGGTCTAGATTCCTTTTTCTAACCTCTTGCATGATACACCTACGCTAACTTTTTAATGATGATATTTGCGTTCTGAACAGATAAATCTAAGCCACTGTTATTTCCTAATGTAATTGTGTAAGAAGCTCCACAAGGTACTTGAATCAATGTAGCTCCGCTTACATTTCCGTATGCACTTGCAGTAGCTACATTATATAAAGATTGTGTTCCGCCTACTGCTTCTCCATTCTGTTCTAATTCTAAAGAAGCAACTCCTACTGTTGCACTTGTGATGTCTGCCGTATATTCTACTTCATAAATTCCTTGTTTCGTCAACGTAAATAGTCCACTTCCTACATCATGAGCAAGCCAACCTTTACAAGCACATTGACAAGATTTCGTTCTTACTCTGTCCGTTGGAAATAATACATTTTGTCCGTTTGCTACTGTCTGTACTGCCGTTGCTATACTATTAATCATTTTCTTTTCCTCCTATATAAAATAAATGGGTAGCCTTTCGACTACCCTATAATCCAAAGGCTATTGCCTAATCTCTTTCGAGCTAGATTTGGTTACATCCACAACCTGTCATATTGTATGCATAATAAGGTGAGCAAGTAAGATATGCAGGTTTTGGCGTTGGTTGCAATGTATTGATGATATTTGCAGATTGCGCCTGTTGACTTAATTGGAAATTAGCCGTCAATAAATCTCGGTCTCTGTCTGCTAATTTATCACGCAATTCTTGCATTGTGTTAGCATTAATTAATGCTCTTGTTGCTTCGCCTTCTGCGTGGATTGCAGTGGTAATATCACACGTGTTTTTGAAGCTTTGTGTATTTACACCGTCAATCGCTCTTTGCGTCGCACAACAACATTCTTGATTCTGTTGTCCTAGATTCTGCAAACCTAATTGAGTTGTGTATCGGCTTTCTAGAATATCTCTTGAATTTTGATATCCTTGGCTAGATACATTCTGATTTGTGTTGAATAAATCACGCTTAATGAATTCTTGATTCATTAATTCATCATTCTGTAGGTTTCCATTGTTACCCCAATTTCCACCAAACAGTAAGAATAAAAGGATAATCCAAATCCAATATCCTCCACCAAATTCATTGTTGTTTCTGTCTGCTAAATCGTACATTGGTTGAATACCATTCATGCTTTCCATTTATATTTCCTCCTTTCAACGCAATTAGCGTTTTAGCCCATATTGATTAGCCACTGAATCAAATTGTTGCTTCTGTTGTGGCGTTAGTTGCCCCATCATATTACTTAGCAATACTTGGGGATTCTGCCCACTCTGCATTAGTTGTTGAACTTGATTAAATGCTTGTGGGTTTCTTTGTTGCAACATACCCATCAACATTTGTTGAGGGTTCATCATATTCATTAAAGGATTCACGCTTTAAGCTCCTTTCTAGGCGTTTCTTTGTTTGCCTTTGTATTTATATTACTTCCGTCTTTTAGACCTAATATCATAGCTTCTAGCTTGTCTAAGCGTTGCTCTATGTTGTCTTTTTTTGGTTCTGTTTCTTCTTGGAATCTGTATTTCTTGAAACTGCCGTCTAATGACTTCATGTAGAATACTGAATCATTTCTATCTAGCATAATACTAGGCAATCCATTCACCATCATATTCCTTGCTTCTTGTTCATTGTTAACCCACTTACCATTGAAATCATTCAACGCCATATTAGGCGTGATTTGGTTGTTAATGTTAATAGGTGGAATATTTGCTAGTTGTTGAATGTTCTGTAATTGCGATTCAATCATCTGCTTTTGATTCATTAAATTATTAATTCTGTCATTGATTGGATTATACATTTTACTCACCTCTTTACACTCCTAATTATATTCATTCGCAATCTCAATTTGTTTCCACATTAATGTCAAATAAATGTCAAAAAAAAGAGGTTTTTCAACCTCTTAATTATCATCTAAAAACGTTTCTTTTTCACTGCTTTTTCTTGGTGGTAGGACTGCGCTATACTTCTCTACTGTATCATACTTATTCTTAATCTTTTTGATAATTCGATTCACACTAGAAACACTCATGTTTAATCTATCGGCTTGTTCTCTAACGGTCCATCCGTATATTCTTGTTCTTAAAATCATTTCTTCATCTTTAGTTAATAAAGCTAGATTAATAAATTCTTCAAGAATAATCTTATTCCAAGGTACTTGATTCGTCATTGTCTTGTTCTTCGTTAACGAGTTTATCTGCTACTTCTAATCCTTTAGTTAATACTTTTGGTACATTGTAACCACATTGTAATAAATTCTCCATAACGCTACGAGATTCATTAATACATAGCGAAGCTAACACAAACCAACCTAGCAATGTAGATACATGGAAATTAAGTCCTAGAATTTCTCCAACTTCTACCAAAAAAGCACTGAACGTGAACGCAACGACAATCATAATCCAATAGCCTAGCTTTTTAAGCACTCCAATCCATCCTTTATTACTATTGATTTTATGAGCAATAGCCGACTTCATGCACCCCGTAATGTAGTCAACTACATTCATAAATAAGAAGAATGCGAATAAATACCAATGTTCACCTAATACGTATGTTAATACGGCAACGGCTACACCACCCATCGCATTCATTTTGTCTAGAAAATACATACTTCTTGCTATTTGCTTAAATCCTCCATTTTTCTTTTCTATTAAATTCACTCCTTACATGATTTTTAAATTATCAACCTCTAATTCTAAGGTTCTATATCCGCTCTTAATAACTTCAAATATATTTCTGATTCTTGCAGTTATTACTAATCCAATTTCTGCTACTATAACATCAACTTTATCACCTAAATCATAGTCCACCTTATACTCGTATGAATCCGTATTTAAATTAAAATTCACATTCTCTTTAATTTGATAATCTGCTAGTTTTTCAATCCCTTTTTGAATTAACACCTTCTTATATTCATCAAGTGTTGTACCTTCTCCCATACGCTCAGAACGTGCGTCTACATACAATTTCTTGATTCTTTCATTCTTATCTTTTCTAGCGTCATATTCAACATAAATACGCTCTTCGCCTTGCCCCTCTCCACAAATGATTGCATAGTTCTTGTATTTACTAGAATCAATCATAACGTCCGGTTCTTCAACATTTCCAAACTCTGTTGAAAAGGTAACGAAATTGTTTCCTTCTGTATTGTTTTGAGTTAAATCACGACCACGATACAACACAAATGTGAACGTACTTGATACATAATCATATTCTATACGAAAAGACAATTCTAACGGATATAGCAACTCATAAAGCTTCTTATCAAGGTTTGCTCCTGTTTCTTGTACGTCTACGGTATCTGTAATGGATTCATCATATCTATACCCCATTTCCCATGAGCAATACCTATCTAATAATTTCTTTACTACATCAACAATGTTTCCACTGCTTGAGAATGTAGGATAAATACAATCATCTGTTAGAATCTTTTCAAAAAAAGAACCTCTAAGCAACATTTGTTTCGTGTTGTTTGAAACGGAATAATGCGGTATTTCTACAATTCCTAACTCTTTATCCTCAGTAGAGTAAATGTATGTAATATCACTTGAATACTGCCCTATATCAATATAAATCTCAAAATCTCCTGTTTCATAATATCGCCGATTCCACTGCACGTTATAAGGTGCTAGATGAGTTACGATATTGAAATCTTTATCTAATCCAAAGTAAGACATACTATATACCTAAATACCTTTCGTTGTAGTAAACAGTGCAAGCTAAGTTCGTATCTCCATTATCTGCCGTATATCCTATGATATTCTCACCTAAATTAATAGTCATATCATTGAATGATGAAGTTCTATCAACTTTGCCGATACAATTCACGCTATTCTTCTTGATTGATATAGGCTCAGAAACTAAGTCAATTTCTAACACATCACCATAGTGTAGCGTATCTAATACACGAATATATTTATCTTTATTGAATAATTTCGGATTTGTTACATCCCCAAAGGCTTCAATAACGGCTCTGCAATATGTTTCTGTATCGCCTTGATTATCAATATAGATTTCTCTAGCGAATGTGAATGTTCCAAAGTTTACGCCTGTTTCCGGTATTTCAAAATTGAATGCTAAACCTCCACCAATTTCCGCAATATTCTTTGCAAAATTATCAAATGAAAGCAATAAAGGTTGCGTACATAGAATCGTAAAGTTAAGCTCTAAATCTTTATAGATGTTAACAGTAGGCAAGCTATACGCATATAATCTTCCCCTGCAATATTTCTTTTCTCCCATATACTCGACTATCACATCAAATACATGAGAATATTGGAAGAAGCGCCGTAGCTTCTCCCTTTCTTCTCTTTTTTCTTCTAGTGAACCTTTAAAGGTAGCTTTCACGCTTCTTTCTTTCGTTGGAATACGTGAGCCAATTAATCTAGCACCATTTCCGAATGCGTTGTCTTGAGTAGTATATGAAGGTGCTACATAATCAAATCCATCTAAGCCATCACTTGAAGGAATCCTCCATCTTTTTTGGTTATCAATTTCAAATTCTTTACCATCATCCCTACGGACGATAACTCTAACTTTATTCAAATCTATTGAACTACACCTCCATATCCATATCTTGCTTGCATACGCAACATTCTAGAAATTTCATCCGGACTTTGAGCTTTATTGTAGAAGTTGATAGTCTGACCGTTGTTATTCGTTGTAACACTAGGCATGATTTGAGCCATATCTTTTGCTACTGCACGAATCCATGCTTTGTTTCTTTCTAACGGTACAACTGCTTCTGCTCCATTACCTTCCAACAAACCAATCTGTCCACGTTTCAATACACCACCACGCTCTAGTTTTGGAATCTTTCCAATGTTAACTCCAGGAATCTTATTGATGATACTGATAGCGCCGTTAATGCCACCGATAACACCATTCACCATTCCTTTTACACTAGAAACTAATGAACCTACTGCTCCTTCAATTCCACTGAATACACCACTTACAAATCCCGTTAAACCACTCCACGCATTCTTTATTCCTTGTAGAACGTTTGAAATCTTATTTCCTACTTTATCCATCACTACTTTTACCTTTGACCACACATCATCAAATACATTTGAAATGGTATCTTTTACGCCTGTAAAGCTAGAATCAATTATATCAATTACACTTTGTACAATATTTCCGATATTGTCGAATACACCTTTGATAACATTCCATATGCTTTCAAATACACTTGAAATCGACTGAAATAAACCACTTACAAATTGAATGATTGCAGATACCACTTCACTTATCTTGCTCCAAACATTCGTTGCGATAGTTACGATTAAAGACCAAATATTAGATATGATAGATGCAATAATTTGAACAATTGGCATGATAATAGACAATATTGTAGAAATTGCACTTCCAATATATGAAATTACCATACTAATGAACGAAATGATTCCACTTACAACACTTCCAACTATCGAAAGAATAGATGTAATTACAGGAATTAATCCAACTATATTTGAAATCACCATTTTTATAATTGCTAGAATCGGTGGTCCTACTACTGTAAGAATCTTTTGTGCTTGATTCACAATGTTTTGAATTGCGTTACCAATTTTACCTAAGATTTCTTTTGCAATAGGTTCAAGTGCAACTTTCATTTCGTCAATCGCTTTTCTGACCTCATCAAACGCAGGAGCTAACACTTCAGAAACTTGATTTGTCAATTCTGTAATTCCACTTGTATCAATCTTATTTAATACACTTGAAATTACATCACCAACTTTTGCAAACCCTTGTTGAATACCTTGAATTGCTACTGTAATCAATCCAATTATACCGGCAAGAATAGGAGTAATAAGTTCGCCTATTGGTGTAAATGAATCAAGAAATGTACGTCCTAAGCCACTTAAAGCGTTCTTTAAGCCACCGTTTGCAATTTCTTTTACTTTATCCATTGCACCTTCTACATCTTTATATTTATTCCCTACTGTTGTTAAGGACTGAATGAATCCGGCGTTGAAATCTTCTCCCATTGTACCGAAAGCCGTTGCAGATTTATTCAACTTTTCTTGTTCATTTGTAGTCTTTGAAATATCTTCTACAATCGCATTCACAACATCTTTTTGAGTTGCTCTTCCTTCTTGCCAAGCCTTAAAGACATCTTGTGTTTTGGTATCGAAGCTATCTAAAGCCCCTTCAATAGTGCCATCAACTAATCTCGTAGTAACTTCATTGATTGCGTCATTTACTTTATCAAGGTTATAAGCTCCACCGTCTAATCCATTCTGCATTAATTGGAAATATTCATCTGCCGAATATCCTGCTTGAGCAAATTTACCGGAGTATTCTGAAATGTTATCGCCCAATTCATCTGATTTGTTTAAACCATTCTGAGCACCTGTAGCTATAAGGTCAAAAGCTTCTTTAGAAGTAATTCCGAACTGCTTCATTAATTGTTGAGCACCTCTAAGAGTTTCATTCTCATCCATATCGAACGTATCTCTTAAAGTAATCAAGTCCTCAGTTACATCTTTTAAATCGACATCACTTATGCCTTGCATTTGTTGCTTCACACGTGCCATCATATCGGCTACATCTGAAACATCTTCACCAAAATTGTTAGACCAAACTTCACGAGCAATGTTTTTAAATTTGCTCATTTCATTACTTGAAGCACCTGTCTGAGCTTGAAATTTAGCCATAGCGTCATCTAATTCGGTAGCTTGGTTAACACCGGTCTTAATCGCTAGTGCCATACCACCAACTGCTCCTGCTACGGCAGTAACACCAACGACACCTCCAACGCCTAATCCTGTTAATGTTTCAGTAATTGCAGAAGCTTCCGGACTAATATTCTGAATCTTCTCTAGCAGTCCATCAAATCCACCTTGAATTGATTCTAAGGCACTGTTTCCTACTTGCTTAAATACATCAAATTTAGAACCTGTTTCTTGCGTTTCTGTCTGTGTATTCTTTTGCTCTTCGTTTAAATCTTTAAGTTTTTCTTTAATTTTTGGCGGTGCTTTTGAACCATCAGAACCTAGCTTATCAATCGCTTTTGAAGTATCTTTGATAGCATTTGTGGCTTCACTTGATACAACCTTTACAGATTTAATACCATTCTCTAGACCACTTGTGTCTATCTTTGTATCAAACTTTAATGTTCCGTCTGATATTCAATTTGCCACCTCCTTTTCTAAACATCAAAATATGAATCAAATTCATCTTTCATTTCTTGTTCCTCTATTGTTAACTCGATTGGGAAAGACCACGCTTCTTTTGCTCTTTGATATGCTTTATCTTGTGTATCATTTTTTGAAGGTTTTTCATATCCTCTAACACTCTTTGCATATCCCCATAAAGTTGAATCACCGACAATATTATTGGCCAGTGCTAAGAACTTATGCCAATGCATATCACATTCAGTTAAATCAATGCCGTAAAGTTGCATAAAAGCCGAATAAATATATTCCCCATCTTGCACATAATCTAATGTTTTAACGCCTGTAGAATCACTTCTAGGCGTACTAGAAGGGTTATATAGGAATCGTTCTAACTCTTTTAATATATGCTTGTCTATGATAGGTGGTTCATCTGCGAATAAATAAGAACAATCTACTTCATCAACAACATGATTGTTGAATCGTTCTAATTCTTCATAGAATCTTATCCACAACCGAAAGTCTGTATTTAATAAAATAGGCTCGCCATCTAGCGACTGAATGCTATTTGGCAAGCCTTTTATGCGTAAATCAATCATTTCTTCGCCGAAATGCTAGAAACAGTCTTGCTTGCGTCAAGAAATTGCTTCATTCCATTTGTTCCGAATGTTGTTTTTAATTTCTTTTCTAACTGTTCATCCGTTTTCTTTGAATATTCATCATCAATCAAATTGACAATATACAATACTTCCATCAAATCAACTTGCTCAAAATCTGCACTTCCTAACATGCTTTCAATTTGTTCATCTGTTAATACTGTTTTCAGATAGTCGAATTTAGCTCGATATGCTTCTTCATGTGTAGCGTGAAATGCGTTACAAGCGTCCTCTGCTTTTAATACTTCAATAGTCTTAGGTGTGATTTCATACTGTTTCCCTTCATATGTGATTCTATTCATAATTTACCTCTTCTTTCTTTATACTTCTGATGTACCTTCTGTGAATGTCACTGTGCCATCTGCTACCTTTGCAACGCCGACACGAATATCGCTTGCAAAGTTAATGTTAAAGTTGATTTTTGAATCAACACCGCTCAATGTGTCGAAAATCAATTTAGCGTCAACTTCCCACGCTTTATAGCCTTTCGTTTTATCTCCGTCAAACATGAATACAAGTAAAGCTTTTGTATTTACTTCTTCGTTGTTTGGTACGGATTTCATCATTTGTTCGTAAACATATTCAAAATCATCTTCACCTTTAATCATTGTTAAATCTTGCGAAATCTGAGGTGAATAGCTCTTTAATGATTCCGTTGGGTTCTTATCTGCGATAAAGTCATATGTCTCCGTTTCACTGTTAAATGAAATATCCAAAGTTGTAGATTTCTTGATACGCTTGTACCCTGTTCCCATTTCCAAGAACAAACCAATCATATACTTTTTGACTGTTTGTCCTACGCTTATTTCAGTTCCTTGAGTTGTTATTAATTAAGCTCCTTTCTGTATTTGATTTGAATAGTTAACGCATATACTGCTTGACTATCCTCGTTTGTGTATAGATATAAACCACTTGAAACGGAAACATCATCACAATATTTGTTTCCGTCTAGTTGTGGTAATTCTCCGTTTAAATTCTTTTCGTCAATCCATTCTCCTAATTCTTCTAAGAAGAAATTGTTGTCTTGCCTTTCGGCTTCAATTTGTGTATTTCTTCGTGCTAGAAACGTGTAGTATTCTGTACGCATTTGAGAGCCGTCAATGTATGTGTTCACAATTGCATTAGGTTCTTTATACAATGCATAAGAGATAGCCTGTTGTGCTAAAACATCCGTTTCAATACGCTCATCTATCTGTATATTTCCATAGCCATAAAGCCACTGAATCAATGCTTTTGATACTGTCATTATCCGTCTCCTATCATTTGTTGTGCTTTCTTTAAGATTGCTTCTGCACCACCATTTCGCATAGCTTTTTCAAACCAATGGTCTGTTTTACCACCAACGAAATGAGCACCCTCTTTGTTGTAATACCAACGTCTAGCATAAGGGGCACTTGGTCCACCTTGTTTCACTAATCCACTTCCAATTTGAGTATTTCTTGTAGCCGAGTTAATTAATGATCCTGTATCTCTAGGCGTGTAAGGTGTCATAAGCCTAATAACCTCTGAATCAATCATTTGTTGCACACGTCCACGTTCTTCAAGTCCTCTTGATTGTTTAAATTCTTGAAGTGATTTAACATCAAGTTTAACTTTGATACCTATTGACCGACAACCTCCCAATGTTTCAACATATCGACATTCGTACAATCTGTAACGCTTTGAATTGTTGTCCATTTGTATTTCTTTTTAGCTTCGTTTATTGCTTTAATACTAGATAAATCTTCTTCGACTTCTCCAAAGAATACGAAATCTGTTTTATCTGTATTCAATGTGAAATGTTTTTGCTTCTCATCATTTGAAAGCTTTGCATATGCGTAAGGTTCAACATATCCATCACGATATAGAATGGTAATATTTGTGGATGTGGCTATGCTCAGAATATTACCATTTGCAGTTCTAATAGTAGATTGTCTCCACATACATTTATCAAGAATAGAAGCTTGAAACCTATCTTCTCTTGTTAACGTGTCATAGTAGTGATTTACAAGTGTAATTGAATCTTCAAAGAATCCTATCATAATGCAATCCATCTTTCTTTCATTAAATCTGTATCACCTAACCAAAAGGCTATAATATCTTCAAGCATGTTCCTTTTGTCCGTGTGTGAAACATTTATAAAGCTTTTGGAATATCCACCATTTGAAATACTTGATACACCATCAATTGAATCTTGAAAAATTACATTGTTTAAAACATCACAGATACAATCTTTTAAAGTATCTTTGTTCTGTTCGTTAATAGAATCAACATTCACATACTTCAATACCATTGCTTCTGCTTTATAAGAATACTGATTGAATTGATTTTCATCAAATTTAGGAAAACGGGAATTGTAATATTCCCAATCTAAAATATTGTTCATTTTACAACCCCCTTTTATGCTACTTTTTCTTTTTATCTTGAGGTTTAGCTTCCTCTTTTTCTTCTGTGGGTTCTTCTTTTACTCCTTCATCAACTGTAGGTTCTTCACCTTTTGGTTGTTCAACCTCTTTAGTGATAGAAGGATAACCCCATCCGATTTCCGTTGCCATTACTTCGCACTAGCAGATAAGTAAATTCCTGCTACCTTGTTTTTGTATACATCAACGATTCCATACTTACGATACTTTAATACATCTGAATCTGATTCAATGTTATTGCTTGCAGGAATTACATTTGAAACGGTGTGTTTATCCCATTTCATAACGGCAGGCTTGTGAACAATTAAGAAGTTGATTGTGTGTCCATCTTCCGCCTTTTCGTATCCACCTTCAAGCTCTGTATCTTTTCCACTCAACAATTTGATTTTTGTGTAAAAACGACTAGCAGGTACAGGAACAACTTTTGCGAATCCTTGTAAAGCTTCACGAGATTTGTAAGTGTCCAACGCCTTAACGCTATTTAATAATGTTGGTGTTGAATACAAGATACGTTGTTCGCTAGGAACTTCATCCTCATCCATTTTAGTGATAGCCGTTAATAATGCGCTCAAGAATTCTTCTGCGCCTGTATAATCTTCTGCAACTGTTGTGATACCTGTTGTGCCTGCAATCTTAGCGAATGTGTAAGCGTCTGCTTCCGGTGCAACCTTTGTACGCATAAGTTCTGCTCCTGCCATACCGAATGCAATATTCATTGATTCTGCGTTATCTTGAGTATCAACTGAGATTTTAGTTCCTCGGTCATAGTCGAATGTAGCAGTTTTCCATTCTAACTTAACTGAGTTACCTGTATAACCACTATTTCTGTCGTAGTTTCCTAATCCTTTGACTGAAATTTGTGGATAGATGATTTCTTTTGCGTTTGCTCCTGCTCGTACCATTGTAGCGTCTGCATTTAAATCACCTGTTACTGAAGCTAACTTATACACCTCATCTAGATTTGAGACATACGTTTTAGCTAATGCAATTTGATTTGGTATTAATTAAATCCTCCTTATTTCTTTTCTGTAGTTAAACCCATTACTTGTCGCAATAATAAATCTTCGGCGTTTGGGTTTTCTCCTTGCCCACTGCTTCCAACAATATTGCCTTTAACACCAGGCTCATTTTGTTCTTCTTCAAATAAGATTGGCTTATTCTCTTTCAAAGTTTTGAAAGCTTTGTCAATATCATTTGTTTGGTCTTTTGATTTAAGTAAATCATCATAGTTGAATTGTGATTTTGCTAAATCGAAATCTTTACATCCGTATTCTTTAGCTTTTGCACTTAATACAGAATCAAGATTCATTTTGCTAATCTGAGTTTCGTATGTATTCTTTTGAGTATCAATATCATTCGTCAATGTATTGATTTTATTTCTCAATTCTTCTACATCAACCCCATCATAGCTTTCCTTGAATTTATCAAACTTTTTTTGAATATCCTTTGCGTTGTTCTCTGCTAAAGATAGCTTTTCTTTTTGCTTATCGAACTCCGCAATCGTCTTATAGTTATCATTTACTAGCTTTGTAACTGATTCCTCTTGCTCTTTGGTTAATTCAATGTTTGATTCTTTTAAAATTTCAATAATGTTTTTCATTTGCCCTCCTAAAGTCATTTGTAAACCGAATCTTCTCCGGTATGGTTTTGGCTAACTATATTTTATATTGAATAATAGCTCACAATGTGAGCGTTTTAACCAACTCTAAGCCTATCGTTGTGAACTCTATCTCCCATTTCGGAACTGAAAGCTTTATATACTGCATTTGCGTGTTTTAGCTTGATTTTGGTTTCTGTACTGCCTAATCCTTGATTATCCAATAAGATTACTTCCCTCTTCAACGCTCTGATGTTTCTTTCCAGTTCTCTTTGATACTGCCTAGCTTCATATCCTTCATACTTCTTACCATTGAATGTAAAAGGCTTTGTATCAATATTCTTTAACTGTTCTTTTGTGTATGCATAAGGCATATCAACATCCCATACAGGTTGAGCAAAGTGTCTACATCCATAATCTTTTTCTTCTCCATGTGTTAACTCATACAAGCTAGGATATAATTTCCCTTGCGTGTCGTATCGCTTGCCTTGCCACTTCTTATGAGTTGGTCTTGCATTTGCGTGAGCGTCAAACTCAAATACAGTAACTCCCATATCTTTTGCACATTTATTATTAATTTCTTGTGACGATTCTTTTTCTGCATACTGCATTTGTTGCCTTACCCATACATCCACATTTCTTTTTATGCCTGTATCATATTCCACAATCTTTACGCCACTGTCTGCCAATTTCGAAATAGCTTTTCTGCAAGAATCATCAATTGTGCATTTACCACCTACTACATTCTTAACTTCTTCTTGAACTACCTTTGTAAAGAATACAGGAAGCTTATCTTTACCAATTGCATACGTGTTTGCGTTTGATTTGATATATTTCTTCCAACGCTTTGCAGTTTCCTTTTGTGGATTCACATATGCAATATGTTTTGCAAGGCTTCCATTCATCTTTTTTTTAGTTGCTTCTTGAATTAATTCTAATGTTCCATTCTTATTTTCTTCAAAATCCTTTTTAGATTCCTTGATTACATCTTTTTTTAGGCTTTTTGATTCTTTTTTTGTGAATTTACGCAAATCTACTAGTGATTTTGCTAATATCTCATTAAATTTCGCATTTTCTTCGGTGCTTTTTTCCAAAACCTCACGAATTTTATTAGATACGAATATCATCATTCCTAATTCAAATACACTAGCACGCTTTACGCTTTTTCTTTCTCTTTCTTCAAGCTTTCTTCTTCTCTCGATTTGCTTTTGTAGGCGTTCTTGCTTCCTTTCTTCTTGCCTTTTTTCACGTTCTTGCTCTCTTTGTTCTTCTTCGCTTAACATTTATATACCCCCTACAGAAAAAGGGCTTAAATGCCCTTTAAAACGCTTTTAAAACCTATTTAATTAATTCTTTTCTCTGAACTTCTGTAATCCATCCAATAGATACAAACATTTCTAAATCATTCTTTGTAAATAAGCCTAATTCATAATACGATTTAATTAATTCATAACTCATACTACTTCACCGCCTTTAATTCTGCTTTTAATTGTGCGATTTGTAACATCAATTGTGCGTTAATCTTCTGTTGCTCAGTTGGTACTGCTTTTGGTTCTTCAATTGTAGGCTTGTCTCCTTCTGCAACCTCAACCACTTTACCTTCTACATATTTGTAGTTATATCTGCCATATTTATCAATTAATCCATTTTCTAAATACTGTGATTGAGCGTGTACGTATTTATCTCCTTCCCCTTCATCAATATTTTTCATGGCTTGCATTTCTTCGTTTGATAGAAAGATTTCAGAATTAATTGATGTAATACATTTATCTTCATTTAATTTGACATATACCTTATACATTCTTCTCATTCCTTTCTACGCGTAAACTTCTGCGTCTAATTCAATGTAGCTATCTACATCAAAGACGACAGTCATATTTTGTTGAGATACACCTAAAGGAGCCGCGAGTAACGTGATTTCTGAATATTTGGTTAGCACGATAGATTGCAAATCACTGAATTTGTATTTTGTATTTCCTCCATAGTAATAAACCCAAATACTTCCTACACCCTTAACAGTCGGCTTTGTTCGCATGTTTAATAAGGTTTCACATCCGACATACATTTGTGTTGTAAAATAGCCATTTAGTGATGTATTTACAACATTGTAATACATCATACATCTTTGTAGTTCGTTTGCGTAATTTGGTGCTACGTAAGCAGTAGCTTTACTGCCTTTCTCCAATTTAATCCATTCAATCGTAATTGATGCACCTTGCTTTAATTCAATACTTGCTTCCTTTAAATAAGATAAAGTTACGGTATTTAAGCCTTTTACAATCTTCTTTCCATTTGCATGATTGTATAAATACGCACTACCTGTTACTGCCGTAATATTGCACGATAAAGTGCACGTATCATTGATTGCGTGTTCTAAGATTTGTTTAAACCACGCACTTGTATCGGTAGTAGCTAATGATGTGATAGTTGCCGTGCCATCAACATTGTATACGACCTCAGTATTAATACTCATCCATCTATCTAGTGTATACGTTGGTTTAGTAGTATTGTTTGTGTACGTTCCACGTCCTCTTTGGTCAACTTTAAAGTTAGAGTTAAGTAATAAATTCGGATTACTGAATCTTTCTGCAATGTAATCCGTTAGTTGCGACAATGTACCTTTTTTTAAGCCTGCTCCGTTATGAACAGGCAATAGACTAGTGTCGGTAAATGTAGGCAATGCGTCTAGTTCTGTTACTTGTTTTCCTGGCATGTTATTCCTCCTTGACTTTATATTTCCAATCCTTACCAACTTCTCCACTTGCTACTTCATAAGACCAATCGGCTAGGATTGTATTTCCTTTTTCATCCACTAAATCTTGAGTGCTTGTAGCATTCAAATTTGTGGTAAAGTGATTATTCATCACCATTTGATTCAATGCGTTATGTGATGTAGTTACAGACTTTATTTTCGAGACAAGCCACTGAATAGAAGCTTTGTCTTTGAATACGAAAGCCATATGCTAACCCCACATTAAGTTTAAATCGCTTACAGTAATCGCAGTTAATTCTGATTTCTTAACATATGCCGATAAATCAATATCTGTATTACCAATCTTTTCATATGTTTTACTTTCTGAAAGCCAAATATATTCATCATAAATATCTTGCGTTCCATGTGAATGTGCGACTAAGTAAATCACACCATTTGAACCTGTAGCAGGTAAGCTCGTTACCTTTTCATATCTAATAGATGTAATATTACCGACTGTCGAATTAATCAACGATTGTACTTGTGATTGTGTCTGATATCCTTTACCTGTAACGATTGAATTAACTTGCGTAGATGTTTGGAATCCACTGTCATTTGTTAATTGTGATACCTTTGTTGGAACTGAAATATCTACGGATTTTGAACTTGGTTCAACTTTTGTACCGTTGACTTTAACTGATTCAATCACATTCGCTTGAGCACCACTTGCGATACCACTTAATTTTTGTTTTTCTGCACTTGTATAGTCATTTGTTGATAAGCCTTTACCACTTACAACATCAACTTTCCCAGCTAACGCCGATTTAATTTTACTGATTAAGAGCGTCAATCCACTTTTATCTAAATATTCAATAGCTATTCTTTTTCCTCCTATAGACTATTCCATAATTCATCTAGTTCGGTTGTTGATACATTAGTTACAGAACCTTCCGCCATAGCTCCAACATCTTCCGGAGTATATACCGGTCTTGTTTCTGCTTTTGCCCATAAAGGTACGGTAGGGTCAATTTCTTCAACCTCTCCAATGATTTCATTACCATTTAATTTAGGCTTGTTCTTTAGCTTGTTGTAATCACTTGTACCTTCAACAAACTTCTCATCTAAGGCTTCAATTTGAAGCTTGTCTGATTCATCTTGTATATTCATTTGAATATCTTGCATTAGAATCATGTAATCACTTCCTTATTCAATACTCTATATACCTTTGTTGTCTTGACAGGAGAAGCAATGGCAACTCCTCCTTTTGTAATCATTCTTAATTGAATATTACAAGTTCCCTCTTTGAAATTGAGTGTTTCTTCTTGACTCAACAACACTGAAATAGCATTCCCCTCAATGTCTAAATCACTTGATTCTTTTTTTAAGATATATCCGTTCTGTTCAAATACCACATAGATATTCTGCATTTCATTTAAATCAATATCGTTTATTGTTATTTGAATTGTTGGCGTAGTTCCTTGTCTCATGATTTCACCTTGTAAGTCCAATCTTTACCTACTTCACCTTTTTCAACTTCATACGCCCAATCTACTAGAATCGCTTGACCATTCTCATCTACTAGTGTTCCATCTTCTGTTAATAGAATCGTAGTGAAATGATTCTCCATAATCATCTTTTCAATATTTGAAATTCTGTTAGAAAGCTTCCCTGCCGTATCTGCGCCTAATGTATCTTTTACAGTTTCAAACCATTCGTTGAATTCTGTTCTATTTGCATTCATTTCAGATTCATTCTGAGCCTTAATTTCCTTGAATAGCTCTGTTACTTGGGTAAATAAATCCAACGATTGTACGCTTTTAATTGCGCTTGTAACCGCTCCACAACGTGTAGAATCTAATCTTGTATCTGTAATATCTGAGCCTTTAACTTCGCTCGCATTGCCTGTTACTGTAACCGTAGCTAATACCAAATCGTAAATAGAATCACTTCTTGTAATTCCATTATTAATATCACTAGCAATCAATGTGATATTTCTGTATGCGTCATTATCATTCAATCTAAGAATAATATTGTAGCTTTTAGTTGCGCTATTCTTTTCTAGTGTGATGGTTTCGTCATCCCTTTGCCAATAGAACGCTCCGTTAATATTCGCTCGCCCTGCTTTAACTGTTAAGGTCAAGCCTTGACCTTTCTCGACTCTTAAATGGTCTGAACTAGAATCATCTACGAACACTCCATTTGTAAAGTAGCTTGAGAATAATCTTCTGAAAGCGTCATATAGCACTAATCTATCGCCATTTCTTGAGACGAATGGAAAATATGTAGTTGCTATTCTTCGTCATCCCCCTCTCCATCATCTTGAATTTCTTCACTTAATAATTCAGTTGCTTCTTCTTCTGTAAAGCCGTATTGCTTCATGAAGTACATAATCTTTAATCTTGGAATATCAAATGTTAATGCGTCATTTCTTAACGCTTGTGCCGTGCTTTGCTTATCCTCGATATATGTATCATCATAATCAATCGCAATGTCTAATGAATTGATATTAAGCTTTCTGCCTTGTGTCAATTCATAGAAGTATGCTATTGCTTGAATAATATCTTGAATATATGCAGTTGATTCTTTACGTTGTGAATTTACTTCCTTCATTGCGTCTTGGTTTTCGCCGATATATTCTGTAGCCGTCACAATTCTTCCACTTTCAAACGTGTATTTCTTTGTACCGAATCCAAACATCATTGATAAGATACTTAACGCCGTTTCTAGTGATTGCACAACTTCTTGCGTCCTAACTGTTGGATTGTATTCCTGCCATAAAGCTTTTTCTTCCGGTAGCTTATCTCTACCTAACTGAACAAAGATATTCTTTAATTGTGGATTCTGTTTTACTTTTCCATCCTTGTCTTTCTGCATTAATGCTTCATTTACAAGAACGATTTTATCTGATTTCAACAAATCTCGATTCCACATTGTCATTGTTAAATCAATTGTTTTCAAAGGAGCAATTGCACTCCAAATCTTCGGTAAGCCGTACCCTTGCATTTGTAAGTTGTTTACCTTTGCGTTTCTCATAATTGCAAACGGCTTAACCACATCTAATTGAACAATTTGAGCACGGTCTTTTATTTCTTCGCCTGTATCTTTAAAGTAATGTGTTTCTGCAATATATCTTTCGTCTTGTCCTTTTAAGAACATGACCATCACATATACTTTCTTAAGTTTTTCATAATTTACGCCAACGAAAGCTACCTCAACGATTTCATCATTTATAACAGTTAATGGGAGGATATTCATTGAATCACAATAGTTGATTCTGATTTCTCCTCCACTGAATGTACCATCTTCATAAATCTCGGCATTTGATACCGTCACATAAGCTCCTACCGTACCATTTGCAGACATTTGCTCAACTTGTTTCCTATACATTACATCAAATCTATTCTTTGTTAGAATGTCTGAAATAATGTCATTTGTAACGCTATCCTCTGTAGCGTTTATATCTAAGATTTCAATAAGGTTTGCGTCATCCTCGCATAGACGCTTTGCAAAATCTGTTTTATCAAGCGTGTATTCCTCGTTATTTAATGTGTATGCCGTATGAAATTCTGTTTCGGTATTCGTATACCACTTATTACACAATTCAATAATCTCAATTGCGTTTGTGTCTACATAATACCCTCTTTCGTTTAGGTAATTCTGAAACCACGGTCTACGTGTGTTAGATGTTTCTATTTCTTACCTCCTTAAATCTATATATCCACTATGGGTTATAAATGTATAGCAGAACGAATCCCAATCATCATTGATATTGTTTACGTTCTCATCTTTTGGAATGTCTATCTTTTCATCCCATACCAATTCACTCAATGCATTTATTAAATTCTTACAATGTTCTTCTATCTTTAACCTACCTGTAACAAGTAAGCTATCAACCGTTATAGGACGGTCTGTAAGCTCATTTTTTTTGACCGGTGCAATTATACTTCCGTCTAATCCTTCGGTGTAAAAATAAGCTCTAAGCGTGTTTATAAGTGTATTAGAAGCACTGTCCGGAAATATCCATTCTACATACCCATAACATTCAATACAACGCTTATAGAACCTTACAAATGCTTTACAGAACTTTGTTGCGTCTATTGAGTTTGATTTCTCCATGTCTCCTTCATCAAGTGCCCACATATAATCCCAATCATTTGTGAATCCTGTTAAGTGCCATGAATACTTCGAACCATTGTCTCCAAAGTCAACACCTATGATTAAATGACTGAACCTTTTTCCTTGTTCTTTCATCTTCTCTTTTAAATGTTGATATTTGAATAGGTAAGGTTTGCAATCATTAGCGAAATAAGGGAACACAAGTCCTTCGGCAACCATTCTTTC